GGCAGGCTCAGCAACCTATGACCGTCATCTCGTTCGGTTCGACCGCACTATCGTTGATAGTGAGGGGAATTCTGCTACTGGTTCAGTGTACGTGGTGCTAGTTGCACCACGCGGCATTGTCACGGCTGCACAGATGGCTGACCAAGTCACGCAAATGAAGAACTTCTTCACGAGCGGGAACGTCACCAAGCTGTTGAATTCCGAACCTTAAGAGGTTCAGCATCTCGCGATCAGTGTGGGAGCGTTGCTGACATAGCTAGGAGACCTACCCTTATGGGAGATCGTAATAGCCTAGTGGCTTATTATGCCACGTTAGTTAGTAACGTCTACACTGATATAGCTCATTGCTATCCTGTTTCACACGTTATCACTGTTCGAGAGTTAACGAAGTTAACTCTCCGACTGAGTCGAGAAGGTCTATCGTTTATGACGAAAACCCTCCCTCGCCTCGGTAAAGCCTTTGACAAGGCTCTATCGATGAAAACACCGTTCAACCCTCCCGGATTTGAAAAAATCCGGGGGACAACAACTCCCAAGTTCCTTGGGTGGTTGTTTTCGCGTGTTTTTGATAACGCTGGCGTCGTTTTAGACGACGTAGACATTATGGCAGTGAAACACATACGACAGTTTGTATACTTGTTATACAAGCTTGAACTCCCGTATGCGAGCGATGATGAACAAAAAGTCATCGATGCATTCGTTGCCACTGAAGCAGATCTCCAAAACCTGGAGATCTCGTCGAGGGATCCGGTCATTAAGTCCGCACGCACGTTTGTTACGCGTGTTTTGGGCTGTCTTGACCCTCTCGATATCGTCCCTATGCACGGACCCGGAGCTGTTGCTACTGGTGAAAAAGGCCTTTGTAAGGCTGATTTCGCTCGTATTTATGGTTCCGTAGAAGAGGTATATCCCACCGCGGAATATTTCTTCTATAATCTGTCGCATGTTGTTGACGAGTTTCAAGCAATAGAGTCCTGGAAATCTGAGCCACATGGCACGGCGAAAGTCGTGCTTGTGCCAAAGGATTCGAGGGGCCCTAGGCTTATCTCGTGTGAACCGTTAGAATTGCAATGGTTGCAACAAGGGTTGGCCAGGTCGATAGTCGCAAGACTAGAGACCTGTCCACTTACGAAAGGTCACGTTAACTTTAGTGACCAAGTAGTGAATCAGCGTTTAGCGCTGCTCTCGTCGCAATCCCAGCAATGGGTTACGCTTGATATGAAGGAAGCTAGTGACCGAGTGTCGCTTCGGCTCGTAAACGAGCTATTCAGCGGAACTCAACTTCTTCGTGGTCTAATTGCCACGCGGAGTCAAGCCACTAAGCTACCTGATGGGCGGCTGATACATATGGACAAGTTCGCACCGATGGGGTCAGCTTTATGCTTTCCCGTCGAGGCGTTCGTGTTTTATGCGCTCAGTGTCGCAGTGTTAGCCGTATACGGTAAGCTCTCCCTAGCGCAAGCCAGAGAGAGTGTATACGTGTACGGGGATGATCTCATAATACGTGCAGAAGTCTATCAGCACGTTTTACAGCATTTGCCCCGATTTGGACTACTGTTCAATGAAGACAAGTGTTGCACGGCAGGATTCTTTCGAGAATCTTGTGGGTGCGATGCCTTTAAGGGCGTCGATGTCACACCTATCAAACTAAAGACCGTATGGGATTGTTCTAGACGAATCGGACCAGGAGTCCTCGCATCGTCGGTGAGTTATTCAAACTCGTTGATGATGGCAGGATATTCCTTGGCGGCCCAATTCATTGAAGATGAGATTAATAGGGTTTATCCCTACGTTCCCATTAACAATAACGTTCACGTGAACGCGTCGAAATACGATTGGCGAAGTGAAACTCCTCACGGAATTAGCTTCTACCGTCCGGGTATTCGTGCAATGAAGGCAAACAGAACACCCACGAGGTGGAATGATGAATTCCACCGAATGGAGGTTCTGACGCCTATCATAGTACCCCAACTCTTCAAGGGTTGGGGGAAAAGCGGCTGGCGCGAGATGCTTCGACGAACGTCGAGGCCGTCTCTGCACAACCTGCCTGGTTTGTACACGCTCCCGCGACGTGTCAAAATGACACGCGGGTGGACCCCTCTCGTCGATTAAGGCGAAGAGGTACCTCGTTGACAACGAGGCTTTGTCGTACTTCTCTAGTCATATGATTCTAGAAGAATGGTTTACCATTCGGTCTTTATATTATGTGATTTAGGTATTTAAACG